GTTTAACAAACGATTCTAATGTAATATATGCTTCTACACCACCATCTACAATACTATCTGTAGAAGGAGGTGTTGCTGCTTTATAAGCAAACAAATGATAGTCTGTTTTACCTCCAGGATATGCTACAAAATTAAATGTAGCTTTTTGAATTGAATCAAAACAATGTCTATATAATTCATAAAGAGTTCCTGTTAATATACTTTTAGAATAATTTTGTCCTCGTTTAGCTACTTCACCACCTATATCTAAAAAAGTAACATTAGCAAATTGCATAGGGTCGAAAACAGATTGGTTCTGGTTAGCAAAACCGTATGGGTCAAATTTAGGTATTTTGGCAGTAGGGAGTACTACTAATCCGTCTTTAGCAAGTTCAGCAACATTCATTGGTGTCCAACTTGTGACTAAGGATTCCATCAATTCACCTACTGATAATATTGTTGTTTGACAATCATAACCACCATCCATTCTGGCTGTCCAGTTATAGTTTTTTACATAGCCATAATGTCCTTCATAGTTACCATCATATTTTCTAGAAAGTTCAAATAAATCTTTAAATATTTGATCTATTGTAGCTGTACCTTCTAATACTTTATTGTAAAAGTTAAAACTATTTTGAATATCACCTGCTTTATCTAAATAAGGTGAAAAACCCCATTCTACTAATACAGTATAACCTGGGCGCATGTAAAGCAATTCTAAATCTTCTAATTGTTGGAGATTATTACAGCTAAAATTTACTGTTACTTCTCTTAATGAACCATATGCTGATTTAGATTTAACATCTACTGATGTAATACCAGGCATTGGTTTAAGACCTGCTGTACCTGCTTTAATGGTTGAATTATTGTATGGTGCTATAAAAGGAGCTCCAGAGGCATATGCTTTTTCATTAGTACCAACTCCTGATCTTAATGATTTATCTCTATTTAATACACCTCCTAACATAACATAGCTTTTAGCTAGTTCATTAGTACCACCTACATTAACTCCAGACGTCATTCTTACCCATGAATTGCGAGAATTCAAATAAATGATATCATTAGAACTTCTTTTCTGAAGTGCCTTTTGTCTTTTGTCTAATTGATTTTGAACCTCGTTGGTAAAAGTATTTTTAAATATTGACATAACATTATCTAGTTGTATTATATTGGTTATATAATTCTACAACTGTGTTTATATTGGTTGGTATACGTAATTGTGTTCCTGGTTCTGGGAATAATGATCCTTTAGTTATATTATTATTTGCAGTAGATATTATCCACCATAAGGTACTATCATTATAATAAGAATAGGCTAGGGAATCAAGTCTATCTCCTATTGTTGTGATAACATAATCATCTGTTTCAGATAAGGGTATGTTAGGATAATATTTTTGTTTCCAATAACGTTTACCTTGTAAAGTATATTTTATAATTGGGTTCTCGTATCTATTCATTATGCTGTAAATTTAGTTACAAGATCTTCTACTGTTGTTGAACCTGAAATTGTGGTTGCAGGTTTAATATGATTAAAGAATCCTTCATTTGCCTTATATTGAGGTAAATTAGCATGTACAATAGTAAAGTTAAGTGATACTTTAATATTCATTGCTAACCTTTCTTGTGCATCCCAAGCTGATTCTGGTGGGACTTCATATGATATAGTATCTAATATACCATATTCACCAAATATATATTTACCAACATACAATTTTATTAATACTCCACCTAATAAGTTATTTCCATTATAAGCACCTGCTGTTGTTGATGCTAATTGACCTAATGCTCTATGTTTAGTTTGAAGTTCTCGTTTATTAAAACAAGGTATATCTAAATTAAAACTTACACCACGTTTAAATTTACCATATGTGTAGAAACTTTCTGAGCGACCAACATAATTATATTCATTCCAAGTAGCATTAAAGTTATCTCTAAATCCACTCATATAAGCTGAAAATACAATATCATACGGGTGATCTGTAGCTGGATTAGCTGAGAATGGGTTGATTATTCTAAATATAACGCTCATTATATCAGCATCGTTTCTAAGAAATTGGGCTGTATTATTGTATAGGGCAACACTTCCATCGTTTGTTAATACTCTAGGACCATAATATCTAGCCTTAGCTGCTTTAGGATTTAAACCTATAGCTCTACCGTCATCAGTAACACTTGAGCTTGGAAATTGCTGTTTAATTTCTGTTCGTAATAATTCTACAGCACCTTTTAAAGCACTATATTGTCTAGTTGTTGGAGAGTCAATACTACGAATTGGATTTGAACCCGCTGGAATGTTTGCTCCTATACCTATATTGTAATCAATAGCTGTTTGGTCTATAGGACCATTTTCTTTAACAAAGTCTCGTTGTTTTCTTAATGGAGCTGCTTCTGGATTGCCTGCTTCAAAAGCAGGGGAACTAATTATAGTAGTTTTAGCCTTATCATAAAGATCAAATAATGATTGGAATGATTTGTAATCTACTACCTTTTCATCTAAAGGATCATACCTATTAAATCCGTTACTAGTAATATCAAAACGTCTAATAATTGTTCTGCCGTTACCATATATCGAGTCAGGACCACCTAAATAGTTAGCTATTTGTAAATCTTGTGACTGTAATCCTTTAGTAGGAATATTAGTTTTAAATAATGCATTAATATTATTAATAATAAAGTTAGCACTATTTAAGAATTTTTGAGGATTTTCTATTGGTTTAATTAGTTTAGTTTTTAATTCAACTAATCTATTATTACTACCATTACCTTGATTGTTATGTTTAGCAACAGCAAAATATTTTGTATTATCATCTTGAACAGGTGTTAAACCGTGTCTATCAAAATGTCGTCCAAATGCTGTAGCTCCAATTTGAGCAATTGTATTAAACCCATTATTGTATAGACGAGTAGGGCCAGGTACTAATTCATTAACAACGTTAAATAAACCAGCAGCTGCAGATGATATAATCCCAAATAATCCGTCTCCACTACCTCTAAATTTTTTAACTTCAAGTTTAGGATTACTAAATTGCAATTTAACTTGACGTTGAATAAATAAAGTTCCACGTGGTTTGTCTTTAAGAAATCTATTGATTCGTTCAGTATCAATTAATGATGATCGATCAGCAGTAGTCATACCACCTCTAATAAACCCGTCATCAGCTATTGATTGAGCTAATCTTAATGGGATTGGAGTAGTAATATAAGGTTGGCCACTATCACCACTTCCGCGGCGATCACGACCATACTTAATGGATTTTTGTTGAAATTTACCCAACCCACTACCATTATTATTCCCACCATAGTAAAAAAACTTGGGGTCATTGTTAAGTAGGGGAACTAATTTAGATTTTTCCTCTAATTTTTGTGTTGCCACTTATTGTTTATTTCTTTGTTGGTAAATTCTGTAAGTAAGATCCTTTACCTGGTTTGTATTTGCCTTTTAAATCATCTAATTTAGATGGTTGTGGTTTCATACCGTCACCGCTAATTGTACGCCATTTAACAACAGGTTTACCTGTAGTTGAATATTGATCGTGTAATGAAGCTGGTGGGACAGGATCAACACCGAATTGTGTTGGTCTTTCACCTTTAAGTCCTAATACCATTTTTGATAAGCTTGATAAAATTCCCATATGTTTATGTTTTGATATAAATATTTAAAATTAAGGTATTGTGTAACCAGTAGATATATTTTGTGCAGTACCTGTTTCCATTTGGCTACCAACAAATTTACCTAATTGAGTACCATTACCTTCAAATACAAATGTTGGTGCAGGTTGTGGTCTACTCATAGCTGTTACTACTTCGTTTTTAAACGACGTAAATGCGTTGATAAACGGTGTTAAATCTAATGTTGGTGATGATGGATTGTTATTAATATTTGGCCCAACAGCTAATTTATCACCGGCCGTAGTTATAGCTGTTTCACCATATCTATTTGTTATTTCAAATGGACCATCATTATCTATTGATACCCCGTCTTCTACTTTTTGAGCAAATGTTACAGGACTCATTCCAGCCCCATATCTCATAGCTGCTGCTTTTCTTTCAGCATCTTCTAAATCCTCAACACTTTTGAGAGCAGCTTTACCTACATCTCCCATTCCTTCAAGTTGCTTATTAACATCATCTATATCCTTTTGAGCATTCTTAGCAGCCTCTGACATACTTGCATATTTGTCTTGTATACCAAACATGTTGCTAGTTGTTCCTAGGCTACCAATTCTTGAAAGAAGAGTAAATAATCCTTTTTTAAACCCACCGGGTTCTGCTTCAATAACTTCTTGAGATTTTTTCTTTTGTTCAAGTAATTGTTCTGCAAGTTTAGCTTGTTCTTCAGGCTTAGCTTTAGGTAAGCTTTGTATAATATCTTGCTTTTCTCTTGATGCTTTTGCTTGTTGATATTTTGCAGTATTGCCTGTAATAGATGCTACATAATCAGCAATTTGCTTTAAAGCATCCACTAACATATCTAAAGTACCGCTGCTAACTATATTAGTAAAGGCTTCTTTTGCTTTATCTAAAGCTATATTAAATTTTTCTTGTGCATCTAATGATTTTAAAGCGTTTTCTATTTCTTCTTTATCTATCTTACCAGCAGCAAGTTTTTGAGCAATATCTTCTTGACCAGCTGCTTTAAAACGATCATATTGCTGTTTTTGTTCATCAGTAAGATATTGTTGATACATTAAAGATTCACTCAACTCATCAACAGTCATACCTGCTGCTTTAGCAACTACTTGCTGGTGAATAGCAGACATGCTTTGGAATTCTTCTATTGAGCCTACTTGTTTAAGTACTTCTTGAGTAGCACCAACATAATCTTTTTCTAATGCTAAAGCTTTAGCTCTATCTAAGTTAAATCTTCTACCTAAAAATACACTTGCTTCTAATTCATTATTAATTGATGATTCAAAATCAAGTAGTGAGTTAGATACATTTCTAGATTGTTCTAAAGTAACACCTAATCGAGATGCTTGTAAAACAGCATCAACAAGTGCCGGTAAATTACCTCTAAAATTTAAAAGTATTTGTCCACTTACTTTAGATACATCTTGTAAAATCTTTTTGCCATTTGCTATTATTTTATTTTCATTAGCAAATGCAGCTATTCTTTTAAAAACTATATCTGTACCTTTATTGCCTTCGACATTATTAAGAGAAAAAGATCTATTTAAATTAGATGCTTCCTCTTCAGATAAACCTATTTCTTTAGTTAATGCTACCTGATTATCTAAAGTTGATTTAGAAAATAAAATTGTAAATTTAGATAAATTAGATAATTGGAGTTGTGCTTCAATAAGATCTTTAGTTAGATTATATTGCGTTTCAACATCATTTGACATTTCAGCAAAATACTTTCTCATATCTTGCGCTTCGTCCTTAGATATAGATAAGTTTTTAGCTAATGATGTTACTTGTTTATCAACTTCAAACATAGCACCTACTAAAGCTTTAATTGCTTTAACAGCCATCATTATTAAAGCTAAAGGACCCATAGCTGCTTGTAGACTTGCTCCTAGTGTTGAAGCACCTGCTGATAATTGGGCAAACCCTCCTCCACCACTATCAAAAACATTTTTCATTGCCTTTTGAGCACCCTCAATATCTAACATATCTCCTATAATAGGAATTTTACTTAAACCTTTTAATAAATTAGAAGAAAGACCACCTATAGTTTTTTCATATTCTTTTTCTTTTTTTAATCTTTCATCTAGTAATCTATTAAATTCTATAATATAATTATTATTACTCTCTATAAGATTACCTTCTTCATCAATAATTTTTATCAATTCATTATATTGATCAAGTTTTCTTAAAAGTCCTTTATCATCATTGGCTATGGCTTCTGCACGTTTTTCATCTAAATCTTTTCCTTTAAACTGAGCATCTAGGGCTTGTCTTTGAGTTTTTAAATTAGAAACTTCAATTTTAGCTCTTGTTTGTAAACTTATTAAATCTTTTTTATTTAAATCAGTAATACCTTCAGAATCATATCTTAATTTATCTGCTAGTCCTCCTAATGTTCTAAAACTCTTATTGATGCTAGAGGATGTACTGTCAAAACCTTTTAAGTCATCTAAAGTATTTTTAAAAATCTTACTAAGATCTCCAAATGTTGTTTTTAGGCTAGCTAATTCATCACTTAAAAATTTAATGCTACTTTTAAGATCATTAACAGTCTTAGGTATATCTTCAAAATATTGGCCTTTCGCAGCTCGTACCTGTTCATTAAGTTTTTTAAACTCGTCTTGTAATTGTTTAATATCGTCTATATCAGCCATAGTATTTTGTTATTGCACCGTATAAATATTAAAAGCGCCTATTTTTTAGGCGCTTTATTAGTTGTGTATGTTGGTTGTTTTGGAGATATGTTGGGACGTGATGTTGTGTTTTTATCTTTACCTTTAACACTATCTGCTAAAGTTTCTCGATCTTTTGATTGTTTCTCGTAATGTTCCTTTAATGTTTCAAAAGTAAATCTACGCAACCAAATAGGCATGTTATATATAGTAGCCCAATCATAACCACCCTGTCCATTAAATACAATCTCATGTATTTGTTTAAATAAGTATAATCTATACTCCTGAGTCAGGCCAAAAAAAGTTAAGTGAAATAGGAATATCTATGCCCTCCCCAACATAGTCTTCATCTTGAGGGGTAAATTTCATATTAATGTCTGGGGATACTGTAATATAATATTTACGTAATGCTCTAGCATCAGGTGCTAACAACGCATTATCAACAAAATCACGAATTGATTTAATATCACGATCTCCATTAATTGAAGTAATCATGTGTTTTAAACGTGTTGTTAAATCTGTTGAAACATTTGGATTAATTTTTTGTAAACCCTTAATTTCAGCATCGATTTTTTGTTCATCACCGTGTGTTAATAATTTGAATGTTACTACATTGCCTGAATTAGGTAAATTAAAAGTAAATTCATTTTCACCTGCTTTAAATAATGAATAATCAATATTTTTATTTTCTAATGTAGTTAAATCAACAGTAACTTCTTTACCACCATAATTAATAGTGTAATCTTTACCATAGCCTAAGATACGAGCTGCAATTAGTAATGCATTTTTATCACCAACTAATAATTGGTTATAATCAACATCGGTAACAATTAACTCTTTAAGTAATTTATCTAATACTGTACCTTGACGGATGTAGTTAGCATTTGTAAGAATATCTTCATGCTTAGCCGTCATGTATTTCATTTCGATTTCACCTTTAGATAATGGTGATTCTTTTGGATACAATAAACCTTTTGATGGTAATGTAACTTGTTCGGTTGGAATTTTAAATTCTGCCATATAACGTTTTAATTTGTGTATATATAAATATACGACAAAGAAAGGCATCTGCCAAAGCAGACGCCTTCTTTATAAAGAATATTGAAAATATCTTAGAAGTTCAATACGCAATAATCCATAGCGATTGAAACGCTCAAGTTGATTGCTGCATCGTTAGCCCAATCGTATTCACCGAATGTAGCTGTCTTTACATAAGCACCTTTTACGATCCACTCACCTACGATATCGCCTACTGGGCCTAAAATATCTAAAGTTAAGTCTTTCTTGTAGAAATCAGAATATCCATCACGACCAGTTACTGATTCGTGTGCTAAACGAGCCCATTCCATTACTGCTTGCGCACCAGATGGAGTTACAGGATCGTATAATCCTAAAGTCATGTCATTCCAACGAACTTTACCTTTTACTTTACGGTAAACGTTGATATGATCTAATATGATTTCTCCTGCTTCAAATCCAGGTGCTGTTGCACTCTTGATTAAGTATGCTGGGATACCATCTATGTACATAATGAAACGATTCTGAACTTTTGGTTCAAAAGCGGTAAACATTATTTCGTTAGCGTCTAATACTGCCATTTTATGTTAAATTTAATTGCTATTAATAAATATAAGCAACTACATCCCCTATGCTGGGAATGTAGCGCCTGTTGGTAATACGTTAAAGTTCAAGATAATAAATTCAGCAGTTTTAGTTGGTTGAATGTATATTTGACCTACTAATTG